ACCTTTTGGCGCGCAACATCCAGAATCATTTCGCCACCAGCTTCCAAAGCTTGACCGAGCGCCACCCTCTTGATGTAACGATCAATGTGCTCCATGTTTTGCAGGATTCCTTTGAGGGAGCTCGCCTCAATGTAAATTCTGCTGGAGTTTTTTGAGCTCGTGGATGATGACCTTGGTCTTCCCATCACGCGCTCCTTTCAATGGCATCAATCTCAAGTTCCCACGAACCCTCATCGATGTTTCTGACACTCACGATCTCGAGGACTCTGCCGCCAGCCATCGAAATCCGGTCCCCATGAAGGACGCCGTTCTTGTAGCGCAAACGCACCCGATGCGAGATCACCGCTTGGCGGGCAGCTCCCTGCTCCTGCTCCCTGCCGGAAAGCGGGCGCACGCTCGCCCAGGTCGTGTGATATGTTCCCCAGAGGCGCTGCGGTTGTCCGTAGTCATCGACGGAGTTTCCAGCGTCACGCTGGAGGTTTATTCTCTGGGTTAATTCACCGGCTTTGATCATTAGTTGACTGTCCCCCTAGAGAACATTTTCACGATGTTTTCAACCGCGTAGGGAACCTCGTAGCTTTGCGCCTGGGAAACAGTCTCGCGCTGGTTATACCAATGACCGACTAAAAGCTTGATCGCTTGTTTCAAGATCGCTGGGACTGCGCTTGCGTCACCGTAACCTGCGACATAGTTGATGATGAATGAGTTGTAGTCATCGATCACATCGGGCCAGTCTTCATCATAGGCTGGCATGACTCGCCCGGGGTTGGCGCTGGTGTCGACCTGGTAGAGCGAGCTGTCCCACTCCTGCTGGTTTCCGGCGAGGTCGTAATAAATGATCGAGTCCACGGACTGCACCGGGCCATCAAGGTAAATGATCCCGCTGTCTGGAAGTTCATCTATCGAGAGCGCAAGGGTCTGCGTGATCAGCTTGATGTTTGCCATCTGCTCGATGTGCTGACGCGCCGCCGAGATCAAGCCGAGGATGAGGTCGTCATCCTCTAGGGTGTCGATCCTCGAATGCAGTTTCATCTCTGCGAGGGTGACTGGTTCGGTCGCTGGTGGCGTGGTGACCGTGAGCATTAGCGAGTCTCTTTGTGTTTTTTGGTGGTTGCCTTCTCAGCCTTGTTTTTACGGGTTTCGGGGAGTGGAGGAGCAAGCGCCTCAACGACGCTTGCCCACCCAAGATCAACGCATTTTTTTGCCTCCGAGTCCGGCAGATCATAGACCAGATTCGCATCATAGCCAAAATTCAAACCGGCCACGGAGGTGAGGAATTTAACTTTCATTAGCTTGCTGCCATCACCAAGTGCTTGATGGGGTCAGTGCCAGCATCGAGGATTCTTCCGTCGTGACGGGAGAATCCAACGAAACCGACTTGGTGATAATCAGCGTACCTTTCCTCGAGACGCAGGAGGGTGAAGTCCTGGACATCGCGGATGATGTACTTGCTGAAGTCACCAAAATAGATCGCCTTGGCGGAAGCTGCCATCGTTGCCACATCCTGGTTGATCACGATCGGCGAGCCGAGCAGTGTGCCAGGAGATGAGGCGCTGATGTCAGGCTGGAAGATCGGACGATTCTGATCGTCCACCAATTTCCTGATAGCCTTGAAAGTGCTGTCGTGCATCATGAATCTTGCATTCGCACGATAGGCAGGATCAAGACTATGCTGGAGATCCACCAGTTCCGCATAGGTCACAGCACCGGTTGCGGCAGCGGTGACGCTGGAACCGGATGCTGAAATGCCCTGGGGCTTGCTGGAGTTGTCACCTGTGGTGAAGTGAGTGTTTAAAATTCTTGCCACTCTCTCCCCTAAAGCCCCCCCGATAAAGGACTCCAAATCAATCGCAGTGTCCTGCAAAAGTTCAGCAGAAACTCGGATGAGCTTGCTGCTGTATTTGTAGGCTTTCAGCGTGATCTGACCGAAGGTCACATCCTGCTCAGCGACCTGGGTATTTTCAGCCAGGATCGCTCCAACATTGGAATGATCGCTGACGGTTGGAATCGGCAAGTCGTTTCCTTCGCCAGTTCGGATAATGGTTGCGACTTCTCGCATCCCACCGAATGCCAACAAGGAAGCTTCCAATTGATTGAGAAAACCCTGTGGAACAGTGTAACCACCAGCGGAACCGGATAAGGATTGAGCACGGGCTTCGGCTTGGCTCTTGGGAGCCTTGGCACCGAGCTTGAAGCTCAAGCGATTGTTCCCAAGCTCAAGGCCAGAGCGCTGAGCTGCAAGGCGTTGAGCATCAGAAGCGCCGTTCACGCTGTGAAATCCCAGCCATCCTCGAAGGGCCAGGGCTCGGTCTGCAGTTGCTTGACGATCTCCAAGATCGCGTACAAACGCAGGAGCCTCAATTGGGCTTGAGCGTCGTGCTGCTGGCCTTTTGGAAGAAGCTTCCAAGGCTGCAAGCTTTTCGCTGCGAGCGGTGCCAGCGTCAGCAGAAGCGACAGCAGGAACATCGGCAGTGTTCATCGACTCGAGGTCGGCGATGCGTACTTCGTGCTCATCAACCTGGGCAACCAAACCATCGAAGGCGGTTTGCTCTTCAGGGGTCAGTTCTCGTTTTTCATTGGTGCCCTTGGCGTGAATGGCTCGGGCTTCTTCCAGTTTCTTGGTGCGCTCTGCGCGCAGTGTTTCGATTTCGTTCATCGGATTTCTTCCTAATATTTGCGGTATTAGGGCAGTGCATCAGTCTCAGAACGAGACATAAAAAAACGCACAGGCCCCTAGTTCGGGATCTGTGCGTAAAGACTGCACTGATTTCGATAAGACGATTAAACCACGGATTTGCGAATCGTCAACACTCGCAACCAAAAAAAAGCCCGCCGGTTAAGGCGGGCTTGAGATTAGACTTTCTTGGGTCGCCCGGGAGGACGGCGCTCAAGGAACTGAAGGTCACCGGGGTCGATCAGGTAGTCCCGACCGATACGCTGCGCTCGGAGCTTTCCCGACGCGATCAAAGCCTGAACCCGCCTCGGAGTGACACCGAGAAGGGCTGCGACTTTCCCGACTGGGATGAGGTTAGTCATTTTTCACCAGACTTCTGAAACTTGGTCATCTGATATGCGAAATCTTCTCACTAATAACTTTGATAAATCATCAGGAAGCTCAGCAAGAAATTCTTCAGCGTCTTCTCCCCAAGACGGGAAATCATCCATATCTCGAATTGTGTCAGCAATTTTTTTGTTATCCTCGTCGCTGGTGGTTTCGCCAGATCGCTCAGAAACCCACAACTGTAAATCCCGAAAAGTTGTAAAAATAACCATGTCTCTATCTCCTTTTTCACCCTCACCCGACCGATCACTCGTCGGTCGTCGTGTGGTTATTATATTATACTATTCGTTGTGGCGAATAGTTTATTATCAGAATTACGGATTATTTTTCAAAATAATTTAAAATGACTGTTTTTATAGGGTTTGATGAGTCAACCAGTTGTCGGCGGTTGTCGCCAGTTGTCGGAAAGAGGGTGAGGTAATTTCCCCACCCTTAGAAATGCCCGAGAAAACGACTTTTTACCTGACCCCGCGGAGTCGGAGCTCCCGCTCCCGGATCTCTGACGCCAGCCTGTCGAGGTGTTTATTATGAGACCTTACCGCAACCGTGGTATCAGGGTAAGCGGGATAGGTCACCACGCTCACGTCGTGGAGCTCAACAGCAAGCAGCGATCGCACCCGTTGCCCGTCAACGAGATCCCAAGAGTCCTCGGTGGTGGTAAACGCAAAGGACATCTGTGAGACATCGCCCCGAGCCATCACTGCCATGAGGTCGGCAGCGTACTGGGTATCTGGTGGGTCGATCGTCACCCGCAAACCGGTGGCATCGGTCTCAAGTCTCAGAGTGCCCGAAACGGTGCGCCCGAGAATAAGGCTCGGGTTGTGGTCGATCAAGGCTCTCACGTCGGGGTTATTGTCGAGCGACCTCTGAAACGCTCCTGGTCGAATAAACTCTCGGAAGCCACCGAGGTCTTCACTCGGGAGATCGTATTTTGCTGCGTAGCCTATGATTTTTTGCGCTGCGGTATCGACTCGCAACTCGGTGCTGAATCGTCGCTCAATGTTAGTTTTCATCTTTAGATCCTTTCATGGTTTTGATTTTTTCAAGGACTGCATCCGAAAAATCTTTCGCTGAGACGGTGCCCGAAAAATCCAGCCATACCGATCGGAACTGGTCGAGATGCCTGCCGACATGGTGGTCGAGATCCGCGCTCAGCCCGAACGCCTCAAGCACTGGCGCGTATGCCGCCACCACCCTCGAGCGATGCTCGGTGCAGAAGTGATCGAGCTTGGCCAGAAACTCCGAGGGCTTGTTCGCAAAGCGCTTGACGGCGCTACACTCGATTGATTGCAGGCGCTCGCCAGCGTCATCAAGCAGGCGCAGGAGAATGGATTCGTTAGATCGGGTTGGTGGTGTCGGTTCTGGTTGCGCGGGTGCAGGAGCTGCGGGCGCTGGCGTGGTCGCTATCAATGAGGGATCAGTTGCGGGTGCGGATGCCGGATCGGTTCCGAGCGCCTGCATGTTGAGCGGCTGCATGTAAACATCGCCGCCATCGATCGGGTTGAGGTTTTCCTTTTCGCGGATCTCGTTCACGCTTAGCCATCCCCAGTTTCGCGCGATGCTGTACGATTGGTAGCGACTTTGCAAATCGCCGCGCAGGATGCCATCGACATTGAACTCGAAAAACAATCGGCCACGGTCCTTTGGCCTTATGACTTTTCGATTAAGCTGCTGCTCCCAGCGGACAAGCCACGGGCGGAGCGTGTCGACAGCAAAAGATATATTCATCTGCTCAAGCGAATTGTAACTGGTCTTTGACAGATCCTTGAGCTTGTTCGGTGGGATGTTGAACCAGCGGGCGATCTCAATGACCTGAAACTCTCGAGACTGCAAAAACTGCGAATCATCGGGAGGAACCCCGATGGCTTCCCATTTTAGCCCGGCCTCGAGCAAAGCCACCCGGTGCGAGTTCGCACCACCGGCGTGAAGCTCTTCAAAGCTCCGACGCAGATTGCTTCGAGCCTCCGCGGAGAGTTGTCCTGGGAAAGTCAGCACGCCACCGGGACGAGCTCCGCGCCCGAAATACCCTGCGCCAAACTGCTCGACCGCCATCGAGAGACCGATCGACTGACGGGCCAGAGCGATCGGTGACATCCCGGAAATGCCATCGAATGAAAGCCCGGGGATGTGGAGCATGTTCGCAGCGGTGATGAAGGATTTCCCGCGGTTGAGATCGTAGTAAAGCTCGCCGCTCTCGGTGCGGGTCGGTGTCACGATGGTCGGATCGATCGGCCAGATCTCGACCACATTGCCGTCGAGATCCCTCACGATCTCGCTGTAGGAATTACCCCAGAGCAGAAGATGCGCCATTGCTGCCTCACGCCACTGGAGGGAGGTCATCTCGGGATTGGGCTCATCATGGAGGAGCGCATGAAGAGGGGATGCCCGAAAGGGTGCCTTGCCTCCAGTGGGGAGACGCTCAAAAAGATTCAATGGTAAACATGAGACAGCTTCGGCGATGCACCTCACAGCGGCATAAACAGCGCTATAGGTGAGAGCGGTCTCGGGAGTGACCCGGATGATGCCGGAATCAGTGCCGGATGAGCCAAACAGCTCATTAAGGCGCGGGTCCTTGAGGTTTCCACCGGACAGGGAAAGCGCACGCGTGATAAATCCTTTTATTCGATCGATCATAGTAGTGTGATCCCCTGAGTGTCATAGATGTTTGTCTGGTTCAGTGTGCTGACCTGGGCGCGCCCGAGCGCCATAATCGTCGCAACAATGCCGTCGATCTTTTCCACCGCTTTGCCTTTGTGCATCTTGATGTTTCCTGCGTTATCCCGCTCCACCTGGACA